GAATTTCCCGTACGCAGCGTTTGTAGATATTTGGCATTTAAAACTGCCCTTTTAGACTGAAGTGGTCTTGTTGGGCACTACGTGTGCCCCTCAAGACTGACCTTTGGTCTATCTGATATTCTACCCAAACATTTTGTTCTAAGTATCGATCGTGCTAAACTAGCGATCTCCATTTTTATTTTGGAAACCTAAACGACGGTTATCTTGCATTGTCGCAAGACAGTCCGTGTCCTACTAGTTAGTAGGGACTTATAGGGGTTACCACCCCTTCTTTACTGATTCACTGATTAGTGATTATCATTTCGATAACAAGACTTATTAAGTCTAGATCTAAGCTGTAATCAACAGCATAATTTTGGAAGTTCGCTTTCTTCCTTGGTTATTACAACTAAGCATTTTGCCGATATATTTTCAGGTCAGGAGTACCTTTAGAAACGTCGTGACGGCACACGCAAGTTCTATAAATAACTTCAAAACATGTTACGTACATCATTAAAATGTGCACGCGCTACAGGTCAAGCGTCATATCCTGGTGTCTCATATCGAGATGCAGTGGCAATGAACCACACGGAGGGATCACTCTCCACTTCTGATTCACATTGTGAATGCAGTGCCTTGTTTAGGCTTAATACTGCTTCACTCTCAATGAGTCACTCTTCTGTTGGAGATTTAGAATCAACAGAGGTATACCACACCAAAGAGGTAACTGAAACACAAGGAGGATTTGATTATTCTCTTGATGACAAAAACACTCGTCGTCAACTTCACAACCGTAAACAACGGAATGAGAAGTCTGCGGCCAGACGTCCGTTCGTCAATGGCAAACAAGGAACCAAAAGTTCCAAGCCACCGAAGAATGGATCAAAAATGACCAAAAGCGGTAAGAAATTTACACCGCATTCTGGCAAGGAAATTCGAGCTCAATTTGGGCTCGAATCAATGTCTTCTGCATCATTTGCGATTGAAGCTCTAGCTAAATTCGCAAACATTGATGTTCCAGACAAGATTCTCAAAGAAGTTGAAGGAATAATACTTCTCTTGGTGAATCTAACGCAACAAACCACACCACTTGGTGTTATAACTTCGATACTCACTTGGGTTCAAGGTCGTACCACCAAATCAATCTTTCGAACTATCAAAGAGTTCTTGTTTGATGTGTTGAAAATCCCTCAAAGCGATACAACACCTGGTTGGCTGGATTGTTTGCGTGATATTCGTCAGAACTGGCAGTTGTGTAAAAGCAATCGCGCGTTCAAACAGGTATCAAAAATCCTTGGCATTTTGGTCACCGTTGGTCTTTGTGATGTCGCATCTGTGACATTTGATGTTGGTCAATTCAAAGTTTTCGCTCCTGATTTGAGTGAGAAACATATGACCGCATTCGATGTTGTCGATGCTATATTTGAGACTGTCGTCTTTTTCACCGAAGGTGCTTACATGTGCTTTCAAACGGGGTCGCTTCGACCTCTTCTGATCAACGATCACACCGCCATGGAACTCGACCAAGAGTATGCCCAGGTGATGGCATGGTACAGTCTTGTACAGAACGGCAACTTGAAAAAGTTTGCCGACATTTCTGACCAAGAATTTGAAAAGCGATTGAATCGCCTATCAACGTCCTTGCTTAACCTTTCGCAATCTCTGCGAGGTCCAGAAAAGAAGCTTGTCATGGACAAGTATCAACGTATTCTGATTGTTCAGAATGACTTCGTTGCGATGAAAATTGCATCTGGAGTTAGACATTCTCCATGGGCGATAGAATTGTTTGGTGAGAGTAGTCAAGGAAAGACAACTCTCGGTGACCAGCTTATTGATGCTGTGCTCACGAGTCAGGGTATGCCCATTGAGAAGGAATTCCGATGTGCGTACAACCCTGGAGACAAATTCATGTCCAATTGGACATCCGACAAACTCGTCATGATTTTTGATGATATGTCGAATGAAAATGCTCAGTTTGTGGAGAAACCACCTACTAGAGCTATCATTGATGTTGTCAACAACCAAATGTTTTATGCACCTAAGGCCGAACTTGAGGCCAAGGGGAAATGTTTCGTTGAACCGTGGATTGCAATGGCAACCACGAACAAGAAAGATTTGGACGCCGGATTATATTCGAATTGTCCATATTCTATTCAACGTCGCATGACATGTATTACTGTCAAAGCGAAACAAGAGTTCCAACGCATTGAGGATGGTATCTCGTGTGGCATCGACTCAACAAAAGTGCGCGAGCACTACACTGTTGACGGTGTTTACACGCCTCCCATCTTTGATGACATTTGGACTGTCACTATCGAAAGGGCTGTTAAGCCCCAGCGGTTATCGACAGTCGCAACGTACAAGCCCATTACGTGGAACAACAAAGAAATGATTGATGTCTCTATGTCAGAAGTCATACAATGGGCTATCGAGGATTTCGATCAACATCGAAAGAATCAAGAAGCATTGCTCGAAAGCATGCGAGAACGTGTTAACATCATGAAAGTTTGTGGTGTTGTCGGTTGCAAACACTTGTGTGGCAACTGCCCTTATCATACAGCTGAGGAACAAAACACTGTTCAAGGACCCCAATTGGGGCGTGAAACCGTCCATGCATTTTGGAAACTTTGGTATCAACCCAATAGTCTTCAAAAGGACGTTGATTCATTCTATGATCGAGCAGACCGCGATGTAGCAAATCTTGTTTACAATCGTGGCAAGGACTACATTGAGCAGTGGGATTGGATAAAAATCATCCCTGCGCCTATGTTTCGTCACGAGAATGCGCCAGAAATCATTAGATGGTTGTACCAAGACCGTCTGAAGAAAGATTACGTGGCCGAAACGAGACGTGCCATATGGACATTGGGTTTCAAACTCATAGCTTGTTTCATGTGGTTCTCGTTGCCGTACTTTTGCGTCATAGCCATAGCATTTACTCTCGAGTTTTTGTTGTGGCAAAGAACCACGCTTGAGACGGTTGAGAAACGACTTGTTGCTGAATTGAAAGTACGCAACATGGAGATTTCTCCCATGCTGGCACGTTATCGTGACAAATATGCACAGGCCATCTGTGCAGGTTCCATTGGAATTGCTGCATTATATGGTCTTGCAAGAGCTTACAAAGCTTATCGGTCCGAGATGCCGCAAGGATCCCTCGAACCAAAGACACCTGAAGACGTCCTGAAGCGTGATGCTAAAGTTGATGTCTGGACACAAATTGTCAAGCGAGATCTACCGATCACGGATGTTTCGCGACATATGTCACCTGACCAATTGTCAAACTTGGTGCAAAAAGCACTCGTCTATGGTACTATCCATTTGGACGATAAGGAAGGCAACGGTATGGTCAATGGACTCATGTTGTCGTCTAATGTCATGTTGGTCCCAGATCACTATTTTGTGTATCATGGTGACACCTTGAACTGCACTTTCCGAAAGAAGAATCCGGAATCAAGTGGAGGCAAATTTGCTGTACGTTTATGTAAAGCTGCTTCTCATCTTATCCCGGACACTGATCTACGTGTGTGCTATGTTCCCAATGGTGGATCTTTCAAGAACTTGGTAAATTTCTTTCCTCAGGGCTTGATGCCCTCTGTACCATTCCGCATGTTTTGGCGTGCTAAAGATGGTGAGGTTATGATTGCCAAAGGTCTAACAGACCCACAAGTGGTTACAACTGAAACAACCTTTGAAGGTGGCATGTATCGTAATTTGACGATCAACACTTTCAACGGTTTGTGTGGTGCCGCTTTGATATCCGATACCAATGGTAGCGCCATTCTTGGCGTACACCTTGGCGGAGTCGCGGAAACACCACGAGGGTGTTACGGAAGTATCACGCAGCAACAGTTGCATGGTGCCTTTTCCGCATTGCGGAAAATTGAGGGCGTTGTCTTGTCTGGCGACGCTGGTGACTTCAAAACGGAAGTCCTTGGAGTACAGATTGTGCGGGGTCAACCCCTGCACACAAAGAGTGCTCTCAACTTCATCCCCGAAGACTCACAAATTGAGTATTACGGGGCTTGTCCAGGTCGTTCTGTGACTAAATCCTCTGTGAAGGTTACACCAATCAGCGAACATATCGTTGATGTCTGTGGTGTGCCTAACATATATAGAGGACCAAAGTTGCATCCAGATTGGTACGGATGGCAGGAATGCCTGTCTAATTTGGCTGTTCCAGCTCATCCGTATGATCATGATCTCTTAGCTATTGCAATTAGAGATTATAAGGAACCATTGCTGACGATCTTCTCACAGAAAATGTGGAATGGAGCGAAACCGCTCACAGACCATGAAAATCTGTGCGGCATACCAGGAAAGAAATTCATGGATGCCATCAAACTCAACACATCAGTTGGGTTTCCTTTGTCGGGACCAAAGCGTGAGTTCGTAATTGAACTACCGCCCACCGAAGACAAGCCTAATAATCGTGAACTCGAACCCATTTTAATGGAAGAGATTGCACGTATTGAGGATTGTTATCGACGTGGTGAAAGAGGTTACCCTATTGCAAAAGCTTGCAAGAAAGATGAAATCTTGACGAAGGACAAATGTCGCATCTTCTACGGAAATGCGTTGTCACTCACGTGGTTAGTGCGCAAGTACTACCTGCCACTACTACGTGTTTTACAAATGAACCCCCTGGTTTCAGAATGTGCGGTTGGTATCAACTCACATGGATCTGAATGGGAAGAATTCCATTGCCATGCAACAAAATTTGGCAAGGATCGTTTGTTTGGAGGTGACTATGGTAAATATGACCAGAAGTTACCTGCACAACTCATTTTCGCATCTCTGCGGATCTTAATTGATTTCGCACGAGTATGCGACTATTCGGAGGAAGATTTGGCGATCATGGAAGCTATGACTGGAGACATTGTCTTTGCGTACATTGCTTTCAACGGAGATCTCATTGGTTTGACAGAAGGAACCCACATCAGTGGTAATTCTTTGACTGTTATTATCAATGGAATCTGCGGATCATTGAATCTACGATGCTTCTTCTATCATGAATATCCAGCGACGTGTTTCGAGGAGAGAAAACCTTTCCGCGACAATGTCTCTATCATGACTTACGGTGACGATAATATCGGATCTGTGAATTCTGAAATTGACAAGTTCACCATCAAAAGATGTTCTGAGTTCCTGGCTAAGTACGGGCAAGTGTATACTATGCCCGACAAAGAGTCTGAATTGATTGACTTTTTGCCATGGGAGGAGTTTGAATTCCTCAAACGGGATAGTGTCTATCATCCCAAACTTGGGGTGCACGTCGGTGCACTCCTCGACAAATCCATCTACAAGTCTTTGCACTGTTTCATGCGTGAAAAGAATTGTGTAGACACAGAAGAGAGTGCTTGCGCTCAGAAT